GATTGATGAGATTGGTCGTGCTGGCAAGGCCAAAACCCTCTTTGCGCTGGGTGCTACTAAGAAGGATTACATGAAAAATGGGTTTATTGCCGAATATCAGATTATAGACTTTGACCATGATGATCTTGCTGATGGTAGCGGCAAGGCTCCTATCAGTTGGGATATGGTTGCGCTTTATAAGGATGAGATTTATATGAAGCGCAATAGCGAGTCCTCTTGCTGGGATGAGTGCGATGGACGTACATTCCTGAATGGCGAGTTCTATGAGAATATGTCCGATGAACTTCGTGCTATTGTCAAGCCTGTATGGAAGTTGACCGCTAATAAGAACGGCGAAATTGTTAAGTCCAAGGATTATGTCTGGCTGAAGTCTGAAAAGGAATTGTTTGGACGTACAATTTATTCCAATGATGGTGAAGGTCACTGGTATGCGCTGTTTATGCAGGAGGATTTTCCGTGGTTCAAGTTGAACGGCGACAATGAGCGAGACTGGCAATGGCTGCGCTCTGTGTATGCTGGCCACACGTACTCTTTTTGCTGTGTCTACACTTCTGGAGCGGCGGGTGACTCCTGCTCTGGCTATTCCAGTGGGGTCGCCCCGGCCTTCTGTACCTAAGTTTATCGGTTTATCACCATTATCTTGTCTAAGGCGAAAGCCGGGACAGATAATGAGTGATAAACATTCAAACCAAGTAGAACGAAAGGAAGGTATAAATGAGGGTTTTACTTTTGCTCCGTGGCTCTGCTGGAGTGGGTAAGTCCACTTATATTAAGGAACATGATCTGGAGCAGTATGCGCTTTCTGCCGACAATATCCGTTTGATGTGCCAATCACCCGTTTTGCAAACAGATGGATCGGTAGCAATTAGTCAGACAAATGAAAAGCTGGTATGGAATCTTATGTTCCAGATGCTTGAGGCCAGAATGCAGCGTGGCGAATTTGTGGTGATTGATGCAACCAATTCTAAGACGCAGGACATTAATAGATATAAAGATATGGCAAAGACGTATCGGTATCGTATGTACTGCGTTGATATGACAGGAGTACCCATTGACGAATGTAAGCGGCGTAACAAACTCAGACCGCCTTACAAACAGGTTCCAGATGAAGTAATCGAAAAGATGTATTCCAGATTTGAGACACAGCAAGTTCCAACTGGCGTGACTGTGATTCAGCCTGACGAACTGGATACTATCTGGTATAAACCTGCTAATTTTGATCGCTACAAGCGGATTCATCATATCGGTGATATTCATGGTTGTAATACTGTCCTGCAAGAGTATCTGAAAGATGGTATGCACGATGATGAACTGTATATTTTCTGCGGCGATTATATTGATCGTGGTATCGAAAATGTTGAAGTTATTAAGTTCCTTTTCAATATCATGGATAAGCCGAATGTGATTCTGCTGGAGGGCAATCATGAACGCTGGCTTTGGTATTGGGCGCATGGTGGCACATCTCAGTCTAAAGAATTTGAGAATGTAACACGGCGGCAGCTTGAAGCTGGGGGGTTGGATACTAAGGTTGCTCGAATGTTGTATCGTAAACTTAATCAGTGTGTGTATTATAGGTTTGGTGAAAAGACTGTGCTTGTTACTCATGCTGGTTTGAGTTTGATTCCTGATAATCTGACTAAGGTTGCATCTGAACAGATGATCCGTGGTGTTGGTCGATATGGCGACTATCTTGATGTAGCAGCTACTTTCGATCAGACAATGCCTGAAAATACATATCAAATCTTTGGTCATCGTAATACCGAAGATTCTCCCATTGCAATGTCAGATCGGTGTTTTAATCTGGAGGGAGCGATTGAACAGGGCGGTTGCCTAAGAGCCGTTGTTTTGGATGCAGATGGGTTCCATCCTGTTATGATCCAGAATACCGTATTTCGCCAGCGAGAGGAAGTTGCTCCTGTTGGATATACCGCAGAAGAAAAGAGCGTAATGGATGTTGTCGATAAGCTGCGGCAAAATCGCTACATCTATGAAAAACAGCTTGGTAACATTTCATCCTTTAACTTTACTCGTGATGCTTTTTATGATAAGAAATGGAATGAACAGACTACTAAAGCACGTGGCCTGTTTATTGATACCGCTAATGGCATAGTGGTAGCACGTTCTTATCCTAAGTTCTTCAATGTTAATGAGCGTCCTGAAACCAGATTCGGTATGCTCCAGTATAAGTTGAAGTTCCCTGTAACGGTTTACGTAAAGGAAAATGGATTCCTTGGTATGGTATCTTATAATCCTGAAACGGACGATTTCTTCATTGCAAGCAAGTCAACAACAGAGGGTGATTTTGCGGGTTGGTTGCGGGATATGTTCTTTAAGAATGTAAAAAATCCTGATAAACTGAAAGATTATCTGAAGCGCAAGAATGTAACCCTTGTGTTTGAATGCGTGGATATGGCTAATGATCCGCATATCATTAAGTATGATACTTCTCATCTGTTTTTGTTGGATGTAGTCAAGAATCAGCTTGATTTTGAAAAGTTGCCATATACTCAAGTTGTTGAACTTGGCAATGAATACGGGTTTGAAGTTAAGACAAGGGCAGTTCAGCTTCAAAATTGGCATGAGTTCCGTGATTGGTATAATGATGTACTTGCAGAGGATTATCAGTTCAACGGGCGTATCATTGAAGGCTTTGTAGTAGAAGATAGTGTTGGCTTTATGGTAAAGATTAAACTTGACTATTACAAGCTATGGAAACATATGCGTGGCGTTGCACAATCTGTTTTTAGAAGCGGTTACTATCGGCGTATGGGTTCGTTGCTCACACCGCTCCAAAATCAGTTTTATGGGTTCTGTCAGGAAATTGCAAAGCAAGAAGATCATCCTACTAATATTATTGAACTGCGAGATATTTTTATGTCTCAATATAACCCAAGCAAATAACGATATAATCAATAAGGAGTGATGAATTATAAATCCAGTGTTGTTAAGTACAGGAAATAATAATTGGTCTACTCCCCAATGGTTCTTTAATCGTCTGAATTCAATCTTTGGTTTTACCCTTGATCCATGTGCAGATGATACTAACCACAAATGCGAACAGTATTACACTGTAGAAGATAATGGCCTTACGAAAAATTGGGGGGGCAAACAGTTTTTTGTAATCCTCCGTATGGTCGTAGAACAAAGGATAATCCGGGTCAAGAAGATTGGATTGAAAAATGCTGGAAGGAATGTAAAGAGCATCATATTACAAGTGTGATGCTCATTCCTGCCAGAACAGATACAAAGTCTCAGCATACGTATATTTTCCCAAATGCTAAGTATGTTTGCTTTGTAAAAGGACGATTGAAGTTTGGGGACAAGGATGCAGCACCATTTCCAAGTGAAGTTGTTGTTTTTACAGAGCAAGATTATGATGATGAGATCAAAACTTTATCAGACTTAGGATTTTGGATTAAATTGAAAGAGTAGGTGATAAGTATAAAATATGTTGGCAGCAAATCACGAATTGCCAAGCATATTGTTCCAATTATTCAATCATATATAGATCAAACAAATGCCAGTTTCTATTTAGAACCTTTTGTTGGGGGGGCAAACGTAATTGATAAAATCTCTTGTGACAAAAAGATTGGATATGACATAAATCATTATTTAATTGAACTGTTTAAACATAGAGATTTGATTTGTAAATTGCCCGATGAAATTACAAAAGAGGAATATGATGCAGTACGAAAATCTTTTCAAACTGGAGATGGTAAATATCCAGATTGGTATATTGGTGCAGTAGGATTTCTTGCATCTTATAACGGAAAGTTCTTTGGCGGTAGGGCTGGCATTGTTAAAACAAAAATTGGGACAATACGTAATTATTATGATGAAGCAAAGCGTAACCTTTTATCGCAACTTCCGCAGTTGAATGATGTGATATTTGGTGAGTCCGATTATAGGCAGCTTGATATGTCACAGTTTAAACATGGTGTTATTTATTGTGATATTCCTTACAAAAATACGACAGGGTATCAAGATAGCTTTAATCACGTTGAGTTTTGGCAATGGGCTGAAGAATGTTCCAAAGAAAACATAGTTTTGGTATCAGAACAAGTTGCTCCTGATGAGTGGAGGTCTGTATGGGCAAAACCAGTAAAAAGAACGCTGGACAATGCTTCACGGATCGACATTACAGAACAACTATACATATTTTCAAATAACGGTATAATCAACACAGAAAGGACGATGTTATGACTTCTACACTTCGCATTAAGAATTTGGCAATTCTTGTTATTTGTGCTGCTATTGTAGCCTGTGTGCTGGCCTGTTGCTCACCTCATCCTGAACTTGTTCCAGTATTTTAGTATGGAGGCTGGCATGAACAAAATTTCCCAAACTTGGGGGGCAAGCAGAACCATTTGAAAACGGTAAGCTGAGAGACAATGTTATTTTCAATGCTGATTGTATTGATGGTATGTCGCATATGCCAGCTAAATCAGTAGATTTGATTGTAACTGATCCTCCGTACCTCATTAACTATAAAAGTAATCGGCGTGTAGTCAAAGAAAAATTTGATAGAATTCAGAATGATAAAAATGCAGAGCGGATCATTCAGGATGCGTTAAGTGAATATTATCGTATTCTCAAAGATGATTCTGCGATCTATATGTTTTGTAGTTGGCATCATATTGAATTCTTTAAGACGGAATTTGAGAAGTATTTCAATCTAAAAAATATTTTGATATGGAACAAAAACAATCATGGTAGCGGCGATTTGCGTGGATCGTATGCGCCAAAGTATGAAATGGTTTTATTCGGTCATAAGGGCAGAGCATTGTTCCAAGAGAAGCGAGTAGCCGATGTTATTGATTGTGCAAAGGTTTCTTCCTCAAAGCTGGTGCATCCAACTGAAAAGCCAACAGATTTGTTGGAGTTGTTTATCAAAAACAATAGTAAACCGAATGATATTGTTTTTGATGGATTCATTGGCGGCGGTTCAACTGCATTAGCAGCATTACATACAGGGCGAAAATTTATCGGCTATGAATTGGATGAGAAATATTATCAGATTGCTTGTCAGCGAGTAGATCAAGAAATGAAAGGGTGTTGAAATGCAACCTGTTTATCCTGAGTTTATTAAGTTCTTAGATAGTCATGGTTGCGATACAAGTTGGTATCAGGAAGGTATATTCTGGTTAGACAACAATATTATCAAAGCCTTTATAGTGGGGGGGGGGGCAAATCGTTTGTCTATTTAGAATTACTGTTGATGATAATTTGAATTTATCCTTGAAGAAACATAGAACAAATAAAGGATATGCAGAGTTTGAGTCGTGGAATGAAACCATTTGTCGCAATCAAGAGCATTTGAAAGAAATCGAGCATGAGAGTCTTTCATTATTACAAGAGCATTGTATAAGTGCAGATAGAAAGATTGTCAATACAAATTCCACTGGCAAGGACAGTATGGTAGTACACCATTTGGTAAAGAAGGCTGGTGTAAGTTGCGAGACTTATTTCAATGTTACAACACTTGATGTAGCAGAAAGCAATCAAATGGCAAAAAGAAATGGTTTCAAGCATATTTATCCTGATCCGCAGCATGGAGGTTTTTACAAGTATGTTCATGATAGTGGGATTATTCCAACAAGATTTGCACGATTTTGTTGTACATACTTTAAAGAAAAACCAACCGTAGATTATTTCCCCGCAGATGATAAATTGTTATTCCTATTCGGTATCCGTAATGAGGAAAGCAGCCAGCGGTCAAATTATGATGACGTTACTAAAAATCCTATGTGGGGTGATCGAGATTGGATTGGTGTTCTTCCTATTCGTAAGTGGACTGAGTTAGACATTTGGCTTTATATACTTTCCGAAGGCATTGAGGTCAATCCAAAATATAAATATGGCTACACAAGAGTTGGTTGCGGTATTGCCTGTCCTTACTACACGAAATACACTTGGGTTCTTGATAAGTTTTGGTATCCATATCTTTATAATCGCTGGAGAGATATTCTAAAGCAAGACTTTATAGAGAAAAACAAGTGGCTCATTATGAACTGCACTATTGATGAGTATATCATTAAAGCATGGACTGGTGGAGTATATCGTAAAGAGCCAACAGATGAAGTTGTTCAAGAATACGCAAAGTATACTGGGTTAGATGAAGATGTGGCAAAGAAGTATTTTAACAGATATTGTGAAAATGGATGTTTGAATACCAGAGGCCAACCGCTCAAACTTAAAGATAAGAATACTCTTGCAATGAATATGAAAATATTTGGTAGAGATATTCAGAAGTTCAAATGCAAAAAATGCTTAATAAAAGAATTTGGTTGGAGCAAAGAACAATGGGATCAGCAAGTACAAAGTTTTAAAGAACAAGGTTGTAAATTATTTTGACGGAGGTTGTATGTTCGGCAAGAAACAGCGGCAGATTTTTGAATTACAAAATCGTGTTAGAGAGTTAGAAAATATTCTTTGTCCGTTTAATCAGCATGATTTTGTTGAAATAAATAGAGTATATGATGGCGGTGATCCGATTTATTCAGGAGAAGAATGGATTGTATCATGTGAATGCAAAAGGTGTCATAAAAAGATTGTTAAAACAGAAATTTAAGGAGTGATGTAATGAAAATTTATTATGCTCATCACGTTTGGAAGTATGGTACGCCGATTGAGGATTATGAACTTGAATGTATCGAAAAGAAATTCGATTCTGCCGAGATTATCAATCCTCGTACATCATTGCCACAAGATAGGCCGGAGTCGGTAATTTTGCAATCAGCATACGATACAATTAAGGGCTGTGATGCGCTGGTATTTTCAACGGTGTCTGGCATGATTGGGCATGGAGTTTTTAATGAGATTACTGTAGCTGTTAATCATGGTATTCCGATTTATCAGCTTGAAGGTAATGATTGCTATAAAATTGCTAATGCAGATTTAAAGGATATTATCTTTCGTGGTGATAATCGAGTTTACGCACTTGTTCATACCCCGCACGAATATCAGGAGAATACGGATTGGTGAACAATGGGACTAAAAGTATTATCAATCTGTGGCGGGTTAGAAACTGGTTTACTCGCTTTAAAGGAGTTAGGGATACCAGTTGATGAATACCATACATATGAAATTTATGCTCCAGCAATCGAGTTAAGCAAGCGGCATTTCCCGGAAGTACAGCATCATGGAGATGTAATAGGTGCAGACTTCTCGCAGTTCAAAGGTTTTGATCTGGTAATTGCGGGAACGTGTTGCCAGAGCCTATCAAAACTTCGGCAAGAGAATAAAGATGTTTGTTCTGGCCTTAAAGGTAAGTCTGGTATCTTCTTTGAGTATGCCAGAGCAGTTCAGGAAATAAAGCCCAAATGGTATATGCTTGAAAATGTTGTGCCTAAGAACAAGGCCGATCAAGATACCATTACGGCAACCTTGGGGGGGGCAGACCCTATACTTATCGACAGTGCTTTATTTTCAGCACAAGAGAGAAAACGTCTGTATTGGAGCAATATTCCTATTGCTGCCTTACCTGAATCTAATTCGCTTGTTCTTCATGATATTATGATAGATGATGCACCAGAAAAGGATTATTACAATAAACCATATATCTTTAATGGTAAAGACAAACGTGTGATTGCAACTATTCAAGATAATTGGTTAGACATAATGAAGCGTGTGTATAATCCAGATTTCAAATGTGCTACTTTAACTTGTGTTAGTGGCGGTCATCAAGAAAAGAAAGTTTGGGATCGAGGCCGTATCCGAAAACTTTCTCCTGTTGAATATGAGCGATTACAAACGCTGCCAGATGGATTTACTGAAGGATATTCTGACAATGTTCGTAGAACGCTTTGTGGTAACGGCTGGACGAAAGAGGTTATAAAGCATATTTTTAAAGGCTTATAACGATATATTCAATAACAAAGAAAGAAGGTAATGTATGGCAAAGGTTTTAGAGTTAGAAAGTGGTGTCGATCCTATTCCTACCGAAGCAGAGCAAGACAAGATGACAGATACAGAAAAGGTAATCCAAAGTTTGATGCGTAAGTCCTATACGCTGGGTGTCCAGTCTGGTATTCGTACTATGTGTGTTACTGTGCTATCACAGTTGAACCAGACAAAGAAAATGAATCCTCAGAAACAGTTGAATCTTTTGAAGCAGATGTGTATGAGGAATATTGAAAACCAGAATAAGGCTGCGCAAAACACAGAGAATCCTACAACTGAAACTACTACAAATAACTAAAAAGGAGAATGAAAATAATGTTTAGTCGTGATATTTTGACCGTCAAAGAGGCTCAGTTGAACGCCCTTGTCGCGGAATCGGGGGGGCAGTATCTTTAATTACAAGTACGATTGATCGTTTGGAGGCTATCAATAGCAAGATTACTGATACACGTCAGGAGATTGCTACTTATCAGTCTGAGTTGAATCGAATTGATGGTTCAATGGAGCAGCAGTTTGGTCATAACGCAAAGATCATTGGCAAATTTAAGAGTTTTCTGGAGGACTAATGAAAGAATGTTTTGAAAATGAAATTAGCTGGATTCATTCAAAAAGTATTCAGCAGTTTGCAAGGTACTGTGTAGATAATCTTCCCGATTATTTCTTTACGGTTCCTGCTTCATCCAGCGGCAAGTATCATCCGTCCTATGCTCTTGGTGATGGTGGCCTTGTACGCCATACTAAAGCAGCGGTGGCAGTTGCGCATGAATTGTTTAACCTTGAAATGTTCCAGAAGCAGTTTTCAGAGACAGAGCAGGATTTAATTCTGTTGAGTCTGATCCTGCATGATGGAAAGAAACAGGGTGGCGGCAATGACAAGCATACTGTATTTGAACATCCTTTGTATGCTGCTGACTTTGTAAAGGAATGTAATTTTGAATGTTCTAAGCTAACTGATGAGCAAGAGCAGATTGTACGTAATGCTATTTCTTCACATATGGGTCAATGGAATACAGCACGAAATTCCAGAACTGTATTACCTAAACCCGCAGATAAGATTCAAAAGTTTGTACATATGTGTGATTATCTTGCGTCACGTAAATTCTTAGAAGTCAATTTTGATGCAATAAGTTATTAAAAAGGAGAGATGTAGATGAGTTATCAGGCAAGATTTAATTTTGTTGGCACACCTGTTATTCCCAAGCAGAAGGCAGATACTAAGCGTCCTTTCTGCAAGGAGATGACTAAGAAGGATGATAAGGGCAAGAAGCGTGAAATGCTGTCTATGACGTTCGGTGTCAAGGAAAGCGATTCTAACATGGCTTTCGTGGAGGCTTTTGACAGTAAGCAGGACGTTATTAAGACAATGAATACCGATAACGAGAAGCTGGATGTTAATTGGGATGATCGCTTTGATGAAGATATTGTTTCTCAGGTTGCCAGTTATCGAAAGTATATTGTTGATCTTGGTGAGGATCATGGTGGGCGACAGGAATTTATTACCGTCTATGACATGATTAAGCACTTGCAGGAGCATCTTCCCAATTATGAGGGGCGTGTGGTTGTTACAGGCCAGTTTACCCGTGATTGGTATGCAAAGAAGAAGATGTATTTCAGTAAGTTCCGTATCCAGAATGTCTTTGCTGCCCCGGAAGAGCGCAAGAGTCGGTTGATGATTACTGCCGATCTGTTCTATAACAAGGATAGCTTTGACGATTCTGATTTTGATGAGAATAAGAAGATTACGCTGGATTGTTATATTGAGCAGTATATCAACAAGGATGAGGGACGCAAGTATGTTCCCATTCAGGTTGTGTTCTCTGGTGCAAAGTATGACATGGAGAATGAGCGTCATAAGAAGCTGCTTAACTATAAGCTGAAGTATATCAAGGTTAAGGGCAAGGCTATGGTTCATATTCCGTGGGAAATGGTTCTGCTGCGTGGTGCTGAAGAGGCAGACTTTGATGAGTCTATGTTGACCGATGCACAGAAGGAACAGATTGAACTTGGCATTAAGACACTGGATGATTTCAAGCCCAAGGGCAATATCTATGGAGATCGTATTGACGAGTTCCGTTTGTTTGATCCGAAGCTGGAGGGTGATTTCGCTGACGGCTTGCTTGAGGCCGAGGACAAGAGCGATGAGTTTGAGGAAAGAATTTATCAGCCGCCGCAGGATGAAACACTGGACGAGGCCAAAAACAGTTCAAAGAATGGAAAGAAGTCTAATAAGGACGATGAGCCGCCGTTCGATGAGGACGAAAAGAAGGATGACGGCGTTGATGAAGATGACTTGTTTTAATTGAAAGGAGTGATGTGTAATGGCAAGAAAGTTTGGTAAGAAGCGTGAGATTTGCATTGATCCTCTGGCATATAACATTGGTCTGATTGGCGAAAGCGGTATCGGCAAGTCCACTGTTATCAAGGAAGTTTGTGAGAAGCTGGCTGGCGATGAGGGCTATATTGCTCTCGACATTGGCAAGGAAGATGGTCATGATGCTATCAATGGTATTGTGTCTGAAAAGATTCCTGATTGGTCTGCGTTTAAGGAGTTCTGTGATGATGTAATCGAAAACAAGCTGACTGATTATAAGGAACTGCGTGTTATTGTTCTTGATACATTTGATCAGTTGCTTGAGATTGCAGAGCCAGAGGTTATTCGGATGCACAATCGGGCAAATCCTGATAAGCCTAAGATTAGTTCTATTAAGGCTGCATTTGGCGGGTTCATGGCTGGTGAAGATAAGGCCATTCAGATTGTTCTTGATAAGCTGTGGGAACTGAAAAGTGTCGGCGTTTCCTTTATTGCTATTGGACATACAAAGAAGAAGGATGTAGATGATCCTATTACTGGCGAGTCTTATTCCATTCTGACTACCAATATGAGTCAGCGGTATTTCAATGCGCTCAAGACTAAGCTACATTTCCTTGGAGTTGCGTACATTGATCGTGAGATTGTTAAGCAGAAAACAGGCAAGAAGAATGTGGTTACTAAGCAGGAGGAAGTTAAGGGCAAAGTCATGAGCGAGTCCCGCCGTATTTCCTTCCGTGATGATAACTATAGTGTCGATTCTAAGTCTCGTTTTGCTGACATTGTGGATCAGATTCCTCTTGATTCTGATGCTCTTATTAAGGCTTTGACGGATGCTATTCTTGCCGAGCATAGCAAGGGTGACAAGACCGTTGAACAGTCTAAGAAGGAACTGGAGGCCGCTCGTAAGGCAAAGGAGGCCGAGGTTGCTGAAAAGCTGGAGCAGGATGCAAAGAACAAGATTGACGAGGAACGCAATGCAGAACTTATGAGTGTGATCCAGAATAAGTTCTCTGATGCTGCCGCTGCCACTAAGAAAAAGGTAAAGGCAATTATGGCTGAGAATAACATTCCGAATTTCAAGAATTCTGATGATATTCCTACTGCCATTCTGGAGAGCATTGTTGAGGTTCTGAATCAGGCAGAGTAATAGGAGGTACTTATGGCGAGGCCATGCAAATGTGCTATCACAGGTGAAAAAGGAACTACTGATACATTTGTAAAGATCAATGGAAAGTATTATAAAAGCCAAGAAATTTATGATGCTGACCAAAAGAGCAAGGCCAAGCGCAAAGAACTGATTGACTATGTTTGTCGGGAGTTTTTAAGGTATGGAAATAGGCAACCATTTCCTACCTCCCTCCCCAAAAAGTTAAATGAACTATCATTTTATGATGATGATGTGATTTTAGAAACTTTCAAACGATGTGCCTCTGATATTCATTATCAGATAGAACATAAGCAGTTCTCCGCTGAATACAACAAAATAGCATATATGTTTGCGATTATCAAAAGTTCTATTGCAGATGTAAATGCAGAGTTCCAACGCAAAAAGAAACAAGAGAATATAACAAAATCAACTGAAATTGAATGTGGCGATTTATCCAGCATTGGGACAAAAACCCGTGGAAAGGATATTAGTAGCTTTCTCAACGATGATGAGTTTTAAGGAGGGTGATTGGCATAGATTTAAAAAAGTATCCTGAAGAACTGATTAAAGGTCGAGATAGCGCAGAAGCTACATTCGTTTTCTGTTTATGGAAACAACCTGATTTGTATGACGATTTTCAGCGTGTTAATGCAAATGAAGATCAGACATTGAAAACAGATGATGGTGTTTTCTACTTTTCGCTTGGTCGCCAGATGTTTAATCAAGGCTTTAAGTCTTTTGATAATGTTACTATTTATACTTTTCTGGAGGGCAAACCGACAGTCAAAAAGCATTTTGATGAACTTGGTGGCTATGCAACAGTAAGTGAACTTTGTTCCTTGGTAAATCCAGAAAATGTTGATGCTTATTATGACAAGGTTGCAAAGATGAATACTTTGATGACTTTGTATGATAAGGGGTTTCCTGTATTAGACAATATTGATCGGTTCTCCAAAATGACAAATCAAGAGGTGTATGATTATTTTGATTACATTTTAAATAGTGTAAGCATTAAAAACACACACGATATTGAAATTGAAACATTGGAGATTGATGAGAAATTTCTTACTGAATGTAATGACGGATCAGCGCAGGGCATTAGTTATGGTGCGCATTGTCCTATCTTAAATTACTTAACGCTTGGTACTCCGCTTGGCGATATGTATATGTTTGCTGGTCATAGTGGTGTTGGTAAGACTTCATTTGTATTTGAAAATATGATTCTTCCAATGACTGAGGATGGTACAAAATGCGCTGTAATCAGTAATGAACAACGTTCAAAGGATTTTAAGCAACTCCTACTTGTACATATACTTACTGCTGAATTAGATTATTGGGGGCTGACCCGAAAGAAGCTGAAGATGGGAAAGTTCACTAAGGAACGATGGGAAATGCTTCGCAAAGCTAAAGCAATTTCTAAAGAAAAGTATTCTAATATTCAGTTTGTTAAATTGTTTGATAATGATATGAACAAGGTTAAGCGCATTATTAAGAAGCTGGCGAAACTTGGTTATCAAGTGGTTATGTTTGATACTATGAAATCTGAAGATGAAATTGATGAATCCATGTGGCAGCAGCTTTTGATTCATAGTCGTAAACTGTTTCAGATTACCAGCCGTGAAAATATTTCATTGATCTGTACATATCAGCTTGCCTTACATACTTTAAATAAACGATATTTGGATGCCAGTTGTCTTTCTAACGCCAAGCAAATTAAGGAAGTCTTTTCTGAAATGGTTTATGCAAGGCCATTGTGGGATGATGAATTTCCGGGAGCAAAATTTGATGTAAAACCATATCAACTGAAAAAGGATGAGAGCGGTAAATATACCAACGTGCGCAAGCTAATTCCATTAGACCCGGAAAAGAAATATATTGTGGCATTTCTTGATAAGACCAGAAACGATGATGATAAAATTCAAGTTCTTTATGAATTTAATGGTCGTTTCAATCGTTGGAAGGAAATTGGATATTGTTCGGTGTTTAATGAACATAAATAAGGAGGATTAATGACATATCGTGAGTCTTTAGAAAAAGAGAAAATTACACTAAATGGAAATGACTATGTACCTCTGGAGAAGGTAAAAGAAATTCTGGATGAAATAGAGAATGAGTTGGGCGTTATTCCAAATTTGTTAAAATTATTGTATTAGAAAGAAGGATGTAAAATGAAGAATTTTAAGCCTATTTTGATTGGTATTGCCGTTGTTGTGGCTGCAATTTTGCTGTTTGTTTTTGCGTTTCAAGGGGTTCAGAATAAAGCTATTTCGCTTGAGGAACAGATTAATACGGCACAGTCAGAGATTAAGGTGCAAGAGAAGCGCAGGGCTGATTTGATTCCCAATCTGGTTGATTGTGTTAAGGCATACGATGAGCATGAGTATCAGACACTTATGGATGTGATTGGACAGCGTGGTAGTTCTTCAGATGAGAGTGTGCAAGAAATTCGGACTATGATTCAGGCCGTGGCGGAGGCATATCCTGATCTAAAGAGTAGTGACAATTATAAGGAACTGATGAACGAACTTGCCACTACGGAGAATTTGATTGCAAATTATCGTAGCAATTTTAATACATGGGTAAAGAACTATAATCAGTATGTTCGGAAGTTCCCTAATAAGCAGATTTTGAGTATGCTTGGGTATCAGCTTATGGATTATACATATCTTGATTACAATGTTTCTTCTGATGCTCCAACTAATCTTTTTGACTAAAGGTAAGCAATATGAAAATCACAAAGCGGGAAGTTATTTTTAGTATTGCGTTAATTTGCATTATGCTTGTTATTGGTATTGTTATCTCGGACAAAATCAATGATAGTTTAATGGAGCAATACCAGAAATATAATACTGCGCTTCAGATTAACGATGATCCAGAATTGTTCAAATATGGTATGCGTACAAATGTTGGTAATGCGTTTGTACATGGCGATCTGGTTGCGGTTGATCCTGTTTCCTATCCTGAAGTAGATGGGTTATATGGTTCTATGACTAAGGTTACTGAACGTTATACAATGCACACACGGACAGTAACAAAGACAAGAACTGTTAATGGTAAAACACAAACTTATACTGAAGTAGAAACATATTGGACATGGGATACTATTGATAGGGATTATCGTAATGCAACTACAATTTCATATCTTGGTGTAGAATTTCCATATGGAACTATTGAGTATTTCCCAGAGAACTATATTACGACAATTAAACTTTCATCACATTTGAGAGATAAGTATTATGGTTCAGATATTTCATATACAGGCACATTGTTTGCGAATTTAAGTGACAACACAATTTCTCAAACTTCATTTTATAATGATATGCCAATAGATAAAACAATCGAATATCTGGAATCAAAAGTTCAACTGGTTATCTTTTGGGTGTTCTGGATTATTTTGATTGGCGTTGCTACATATGGATTCTACTATTTGGACAATAAGTGGCTTGAGGGATAATTGGTTGTAGATTGAAAGGAGGGCGGTATTATAGTAAATGCACTATCGCTGTCCAATTACTTATCTAACAATTTAGATGCCTGTATCGTCCTCCTTGAATCTATGGACTATACGCAGATTACATATAGAAGTAAACAAAATGAATTGCGTTTTAGCCGTGAGGATGGGCATAATCCAACAGCAATGCGATTGAAACTTGATACCTTAAAGTTTGATGGGTTTTCTATAAATGAACATGGCAATCTGTATTCACTTGTAATGAAAACAAAAAAATTGTCATTTCCAAAAGCATTAAGATATGTCGCTGAAACACTTGGGCTTGAAAAAAGTCAATTCAGTAAAAAGATCAGGTATCCATTTGGCGGGTTTTACAAAGGCTTGATGAAAGAAATTCAAGAACCAGAGTATTCAATGGCTACATATGATGAATCTATTCTTGATGAATATACTGGCAAATATAATTTGATGTTTTTCAAGGATGGAATCAGTTTTCAAACACAAGAACACTTCAATGTCGGATTTGATTTAGAGTCGCTGCGGATTACTGTTCCTGAGTATACTTTAGATGGTAAGCTATGTGGGATCATGGGGCGATTGAATGATAGCAAATGCTCCAAAGACGAACGTTGGTTGCCGATCATTCCATGCTCCCGCAGCCTTACCCTTTATGGATACCATCACAACTATGAATCTATTCAGCAAAAGAATATTGTAGTGGTTGGTGAATCAGAAAAATTTGTTCAGCAGCTTCATTCTATGGGCAGCTATATAGGGTTGGCTACTTGCGGTTGTGATGTAAGTGATATTCAGGCAAAGCATTTAAAAGCATTGATGACTTCAAAGATTATTCTGGCCTATGATGAGGGGCTGGAAGAAGAACAGATAAGGTTACAGGCTCAAAAATTGATTCTAAATAATGCAGTATTTCAAAATCATGTTGGTTATGTATTTGATCGAGAAAATTTGATACTGCCAAAAGGAAGTAAGGCCAGCCCATCCGATTTAGGCAAGGCGGCATTTACAGAACTTATAAAAAGTCATGTTATATGGTTATAACGATTTAATCAATAATAATGAAAGGTTGTAATATATGGCAAAGCGAGAAAAAGATCCACGGCTTCAGGCATTGTTTGATGCTGGTAAAAATGTATATAGTATTTCAAAGTGCAATACAATCGAGGAATGTTTGTTTGAAGCATTTAATACATATATCCTTCACAAAAAGGGTACGAATGGTATTTATGGAATTTTGGGAACTAAGATTCACGACAAGCTGGAGGAAATTATTAATGGCAAAGCAACCGCCGCAGAGTTGCCAACCACACTTAATGAAGAACTCTTGGATTTGGATATGCTTGGCGTTGAATTTCCCAAGGACTTTAAGGGCAATGATACTATCCGTAACAACTGGATTGCTGATATGAAACATTTCTGTAGCACGTTCCAGCCTCCCAACGGCACATTTAAGACAGAGGAATTGGTTATCTATTCTCTTTCTGATGATCGTTATGTACAGGGCTACATTGACCTGATCCGTGAAAATTCTGATGGGACAATTTCAATCTACGATTGGAAAACGTCTACCGACTTTAAGGCGGCTGAATTGGTGCATCATGGACGACAGCTTGTGTTCTATGCGCTGGCAAAGGAGGCAGAAGGATTTAAAGTACGTGATGTATCTTGGATTATGCTGAAATACTGTGAAGTCAAATTTATGGGTAAGAAGCGTTCTAATTCTAAGAACAAAACCGAAATCGTTAAAGTTCTGAATCGTGGCAAATTGATTTATGAACTTCGGGATCATATTCAGCGTGATCTTGAGGAACTTGGTTATGATGAACTTGATATTGAGATTATGTATAAGAATGCTTTGCAAGCAAATTCTTTGGACGTGCTGCCACCAGAGATTCAGGAGCGATATACAGTTAAACCCTATGTACGTCAATATGTTATTACCGATGAACTGCGGCAAGAAACGATTGATTATTTAAATCGTATGGCTGACCTCTTTGAGTCATTGGATCAGAATGATGAAAGCCAGTGGCCTCCCCGTCAGTTTACACGGATCAATGGGAATGGCAATGAGGTTGAGGATACATTCTTCTGTAATAACTTGTGCAATTTCCGTAATACGTGTGTCCATGTTAAGCGGTTCAATGATCAATGGGCTTTGCGAAAGCTGGATAAGGATGAGGATGCTAATTTGTTTTAACATAGGGTAATTTTGATTGAAGGTGAATATTATAAAAGACTTTTTAGGACAAGAATTAAATATTGGAGATAAAGTAGTTGCTTTATCTTACAAATCCACAAGTTCAACTCTTTATTTGGGCGAAATTGAAAAGATTACAAGCAAAATGGTTGTCGTTAAAGCATTTAATAGCAATCATGATTGGCGATATGATGAAGTAATGCGTGTATCTCCTTACAAAATAGTTAAGATGAATAATAAAAACGCAGTTGTGCATGGGCAATGGAAAGATGGCGTTTCAATTTGTCCTATATGCGGTATGGACAAATATACTGGTCTTGATGCTGATATTTATGCTGATTGGCAACCAAAATTTTGTCCTAACTGCGGTGCAAAGATGGACACAAGAGAATAACTTGGAGGTAATTTATGATGCAAGAACCAATTCTTATTGTTGTTAGAGATGGAAGTACAAAGGTATTTAGTCTTAATACAAATCAGGAAGTCTATATTATTGACCAACGTGGAAGTAATATAGAAAACCCACCCACTTTATATCAAGCAACTATCATAAAAGAAGATGTAAAGCCATTTCGTCATACTGTTTCAGAAATTGAGTATACAGTTGATCAAGTTAGTAGAATGGTTAATGGTGATAAATTATGAAACTTGTAAATGCAAAGCTATATGAAGAACAGATTAGGCAAAAAATGTGGGAGATATTGAGAATCACAAGAATATTAAAATGCACCGATTAATTCTCAAATGTGATGATGACCAAGTTGTAGATCATATTTATCATCATTTGAATGATAACCGAAAGTCTCAAATCAGAATTGCAACACATCAAGAAAATCAGAGAAATCAGAAAATAAACAAAGCAAATAACAGCGGCAAAACTGGTGTTTGCTTAAACAAAAAGAACGGGAAATGGAGAGCATATATCACCATAATGAATCGGCAGAAATCATTAGGTCACTATGATAAGTTTGAAGATGCGGTACAAGCAAGAATCAATGCAGAAAAAGAATATTTCAAAGAGTTTAGATATGAAGGAGTGATTTAATTTGCAAAATTATCATAAGCACGATTCATATAGCAACATTTATGTTCCTGATTCTGCTGCTGTTCAAGAAGATTATGCGAAAAGAGCAGTAGAAGTTGGACATAAGGTTTTGTCCAGTGTACAACATGGATGGGCTGGATATTACTTTGAGACATTTGAACTGGCAAAAAAGTATGACTTGAAATTTATTTTTGGGGCCGAAGCATATTGGGTAAAGGATCGGCATGAAAAGGATAGAACTAACAGCCATGTTATTTTACTTGCTAAAAACGAAAATGGACGCAGAGCAATAAATCGAATTATGTCAGATGCAAACGAAGATGGCTACTATTTTCGTCCACGTGTTGATATGGAACTGTTACTTAGTCTGCCAGCAGATGATGTAATGATTACAACAGCTTGCATTGCATTTTGGCATTATGAGGACATTGAAGATTTACTTGTTCAATTACATAATCATTTTAAGAGCAATCTATTTCTTGAGATTCAGTATCACAATACAGACCCGCAGATTAATTTAAATAAGCGAATTCTGGCCTTGTCTGAAAAGTACAGCATTGAAATGATTGTTGGAATGGATAGCCACTACATCTATCCAGAGCAATCAAAAGAACGTGACTATATTCTTGCCGCCAAGAATGTTCATTATGATGATGAGCAAGGGTGGTATATGGATTATCCTGATGATGATACTACCATGCAGAGGTTCTTAACGCAGGGTGTATTTACCAAAGAGCAGATTCAAAAGGCAATGGACAATACTGATCTGTTGCTGGAGTTTGATGATTACTCTGTTTTGTCAAATGGTGAGCCTAATCCGATTTTTTCAAAGGATATTAAGTTACCTACCTTATATGATGGCAAACACGAGATTGATGGTAAGTTGTTACCCAAGTTGTCACAGGAGGAACGCAATAAAGAATATAGCAAGCTGATCACAAGGCTTTTCAAAGAATATATGGAAGGTGTACCGCCAGAACAATATGACGAATACTTTGAAGGTATTAAGACAGAGGTTCAGGTTATTAAGGACACCAATATGTCAGATTACTTCCTGATTGACTATTATATGGTGAAACGAGCAATCAAAATGGGGGGAGTTCTGACAAATTCCGGGCGTGGCAGTTCAGTTGGCTACTTTACAAATACCCTCCTTGGATTTTCCAAAGTGGATCGCTTTCAAAGTCCCATTAAGCTGTATCCAGAGCGTTTTATCAGTAAGAGTCGTATTCTTGAAACCAAGAGCCTTCCCGATATTGACTTAAATTGGGGAACACCAGATATTGCAGCCGAAGCGCAGGAACAGATTCTTGGTAAAGATCATGCTTATCCCATGATTGCTTTCGGTACGTGTAAGAAAAAGAGTGCATTCAAACTCTATGCACGTGCGCAGAACATGGACTTCGATCTTGCCAATACTATTTCGGCACAGATTGAAAAGTATGATGAAGCCTTGAAATATGCGGATGATGATGAAAAGGATGACATTAACATCTACGATTATGTTGATGAGCAGTATCATTCCTACATTGATGCCAGTAAAAAGTATCAGGGCATTATCATGGATAAGAAGAAAGCACCTTGCGCCTATCTGTTATATAGTGGCAGTATTCGTGAAGAGATTGGCCTAATCAAATGTAAGAGTGAAACAACCAAGAAAGAATATATGACCGCCGTTATTGACGGTGCTATCGCAGAGAATTATAAGTTCTTGAAAAATGATATTCTGAAAGTAGATGTTGTTTTGCTTGTCGATATGATTTACAAGCGAATTGGCATTAAGCCGCATACTGTAAATGAACTGATGGAACTGGTTAAAAATGATCCGCTTGTATGGGGTATCTATGCTAATGGTTATACGATGGGTGTAAATCAGGTCGAGAAAGCATCCACTACCAGAAAGTCGATGAAATATCAGCCTAAAAACGTATCCGAGTTGTCTGCGTTTATTGCAGCTATTCGCCCAGCGTTTAAATCAATGTATTCCAAACTTGAAAATCGTGAAGATTTCTCTTATGACATTCCTGCCTTTGATAAGATTCTTCAAACAGAGGAACTTCCCCAAAGTTTCATTCTGTATCAAGAGCAGACAATGAATACTTTGAACTATGCGGGATTCCCGATTGATGAATGTTATGGAATTATCAAGGCCATTGCCAAAAAGCATCCTGAAAAGGTACGTCCGTTAAAAGAACGCTTTATTAATGGTTTCCGTGACAGGATCATGGAGGAAGGTACGCCAAAAGAAAAGGCAGAAGAGGATGCAGCAAGAGTTTGGCAGATCATTTCTGATTCCTGCGGATATGGTTTCAATTCAGCCCATGCTTACTGTATGGCTTTAGATAGTCTTTATAACGCATATCTGAAAGCCCATTATCCTTATGAGTTTTATGAAGTCTTGCTTCAGACTTATTCCGACAAGGGTAAAAAAGATAAGGTTGCTGAACTTAAACAGGAAATGAGTCGTGCATTCGGTATTATGGAGGGAGAGTATAGATTTGGATTGGACAACAGAAAGTTTGTTGCTGATCCAGAGAACCATACAATCTATCCTTCGTTGCTGTCTATTAAAGGGCTTAGTCAGGGCTGTGCTAATGATTTATATTCGCTTGGTAAAAAGCAATATGATTCATTCTATGAATTATGGAAAGACCTGAAAAAGAAAAAGAATCTGAATAGCGGCAAGATCAATACTCTGATTGAGATTGGTTACTTTGATGACTTTGGTTCTATCGGCAAGATTAAGCGTTTTGTTGAAATTCTTGATAGGCTTTATGGTCGTTCTCAGTTTAGCAAGGCCGATCCTCCGATGGAATTTATCAAGTACATTAAAAAGCATTCAGAAGAAACAGAAAAGCAGTATCGCAAGTTTGATTACGATTCTACTCTACATGAAATCTGGTATGATTTAGATGACGTTGATATTCCGCTTGGCGAACGGTTGAAATATGAACTTGATAATATTGGGTATGTAAAGACTTGTATGCCTGATATGTCGCCTGATTATGCGTTTGTGCAGGAATATGAGTGCAAGTATAAGAATCCAAAGTTGACACTTTATCGTCTGTGTGATGGTACTACAGAAATTGTTAAGGTACGGCGTAAGAAATATGATGAAGCACCGATCTATGTAGGCGATATTATTAAGACTATGGAATGCTCCGAGGAAGGTCGCTGGTCAAAGGATTCAAATGGTGATTGGCAGCAGAGTCAGCACGATAAAGAAAGTATTCTGAAGAAGTGGTCGTTTGTTCGTGAATCGCCAAAGGAGGATTGATCCATGACAGTGCTTGAATTTCTTATGGATGTTAAACGGATTCCATATTGGGATCGCACTCCAGCAATTAGTGATGAAGAATTGGATAAACTTATTGACTTAGCAAAACCCCATGAAATTTCTTTTAGGCAATATCCAATTCTTCAAAGCAAGCCGCCACAGACAATTCCGTGGGCCATGCTTATTCCGCATGAAACACAAGCATGGCTCAATCATCATCAAACTCTTGAAGAATTAGCAAATAGAGGTGGATTAGGTTGGGCAGAAGCACTCGCCATTTTGGAAGATAAGAAATGGCGAGATGCTATTCACAGTGAAAAAGAAGCAGAGCCTATTGTTAAAAGGCTTGTTGCTGAATTTATGAAATTTCAAGAGGGATGAAAATGATTGGCAATTTATTGTTGAGATTTCATGCAAGAAAATCAACTCATCCAATGAAAGATTTCTATTCAAAATCCGATTTTGCTCTTATATTAGCAACGGAAGATGGATATATGGAAAGACTTCCAAGATGGGTATGGTGGTTTTAATAATAAAAAATATAATATGAATATGAATTAAGGAGGACAAATATGAAGAAAATTATTGCACTTATGATTGGTTTAGTGTTGTGTATTAGTCTTTGTGCTTGTACACAGGAAGAAATTAATTATGGAACTAATGCGGGATTTATAGCCATTACAGGAAGGGATTATCTATATTATGATAGCAACACAAAGATTGTTTATGTTATGTATAGTGAAAAGTGTGGTTATGGCGGTTATGGATATATGTCACCTTATTATGCACCGAATGGGTTCCCCTATCGTTATGATGCAAACAATCAAACTTTAATTGAAATTGATGGTGGTGGGATTAGTGGCTAATCTTACAAAATATGAACAAGAGACTATCATCAATTATAACAATGAAGAAAAGACAGCATCTATCTTTACTTATGATAAATCCCTTATAAGAAAGCTGGACAAAAGATTAGCAGATCATCCAGATATTAAGGTGCTTCGGAGAGGTGATGATTGGGCTGAATATAGTTTGCCTAAGAAATGGATAAAGGTTGGATTCCCAAGACAATTATCTGATGAACAAAGGGCAGAAATGGCAAATAGAATGAAAATGGCAAGGAATATATAGTAATGAAAGAAATTATGAAATGCTCAATTTGTAATGCAGAAAATACAAGACAATATTGGACAGAGGAATTTGGTATAGTTGAAGATTATTATTATTGTAATTTTTGTGGGTATTTTCACGAAATGGCATATAGTCCATGTAATGAGGGAATTGAATTAATGAGTAACTTCAAAAAATTCATCAAACAAATAATCATTTTGTTAAAACATTTTAATAATACTCGTAAATATCAGTTCAGTAGATCACATTGTTTTTAGAGAGGTGCAAATGAGAACTAAAAATGAATTGTTTTTGCTTGGTGAAGTATCTATTTTACTTCAGTACCTTTTTATGAGCGAAAAGCATACTATCACATTTAGCAATGGACTTACAAGCCTAAAAATTAGAATGGATGAGAATTTTAATATTAGGTGCAAAAATTTAAACTTTCCTGATGTTTCTGAATGTGATTTTACCGAGCAGATGACACCTTTATATACGTTGGGAGTAATTCAAATCCTTCAAAAAATGCCGCCCGAAGAATTTAAAGACTCATTCAAAAATCGTTGGGATGAAATAAGGCAAATCACATTATCCAATCTTGCCCTAAACAGAAAGTAAGTTAAGCATAATGGCAAGATTCAAAGTAAAAGAAATTGATTGTTATTATCCCTCTGATACAATTTTGAATTTTATTGATTATGCAGAATCTAATTTGCACAACATTGGGCGATATAATGGTTCCTTATCATTGTATCACAAATGCTTATATATTAAGCGAAAGGATTCATTAATGTATAAATATGGGCCAGACCGATTTAGTGACATTCAAAGATTAAAACAATTCATGCGTAGGTGTTATCGAGAAATCAGTTTATGGGGAGAGAAGAATGGAGGTGCTTAATGGGAGAGACTGAAAATACAGGTGTTCTTTATTTGGATGGTAAGCCATTACGTTTAACTGAAATGCCTGAAATTACATTTGACTCATCTATAGATGGAAAAGATATAATTGGTGCATTTTCATGTGATAGAAGTTGTTCATTTACAGCAACATTTAGATATTCTAAAATGAGTCGCAAAAGATTTGTTCGTAACTTAATGAAACAAGGATATTCAAAAAAGGTTGCAAAATGGTTATCGTGGTACTGCAATAAAAAGAGAATCCCATATAGCAAAGCCAATACGCTAATTGCTCTTGGATTATCGGTGAGGTGATTTTATGGAAAGATGGCGAGAAGAAGTTGAATTTGATCCTGAAGCGATGGAACGGATTGTGGATGTAGTAGACCATTATCCTATGTCTTTGCGTGATTGTGCAAGGATAATTGAAGCTGCTGCTTTATTATGCAGACATAAAACGCCTAATGGAGTTATTGCAGAATTAAATAAGCTAACTGAACAATATGGATTGAGGTGATAAATATTTTAGAATTATATAAATACACTGATAAGGAAATTGATCAACTTGTTCGGTCTATTGTAATTCTTACCGATACCAGAGAACAAAAGAATCAGCATATTCTTGATTGGCTTGATAAAAAGAAAATTCCCCATAAAACAAAAGCGTTGTCAAATGGTGATTACAGTTTCTATGTTCCTGCTAATCCTGATCTAAATATTGACCGAGATTTGTTCTTTGATAAAGAAATTATGGTAGAGCGCAAAGGATCACTGGAGGAACTGAGCGGTAACTTTTCGCAGCAAAGAGCAAGGTTTGAAGAAGAAATGGCTACTTATCCCGGCGTAAAGTATTTGTTGATAGAGAATGCAAACTATCAAGATATTGTTACTGGTAAATATGATACTAAGTTTTCATCCAAAGCCTATCTTGCCAGTTTACATACTTTCAATCATCGGTATGGCCTACAAATGATGTTCATGCCCGATCCGCAATATTCAGGGTATTTTCTCTACGGAGTTTTTACCTACTTTTTGAAACAAATTCTGAGATAGGTCTTGACAATAACGGTATATTCAACTACAATAGACGATGAACGGACTTGTAATGTCTGTTCACTAAACAACAAATAACGAGAAAGGCAATAATATATGACATTTTCAAATCAAAAAGAACTTACACACAAATTAAACGAATGTTGTGACGCATATTACAATCGGTCTGATCCAATTATTTCTGATGCTGAATATGATGCTCTGTTTGATAAGCTAAAACAAATGGAGCAAGAATCTGGCATTGTACTAAGTAATTCTCCCACAAGAACTGTTGGCTATGAGGTCAAGAGCAAACTGACAAAAGTAAAACATGATATTCCGCTGCTTTCATTGGATAAGACGAAAAATACTGGTGATCTTATCAAGTTCATCAAAGCAAATCCTTGTCTTATGATGTTCAAGTACGATGGCCTAACAGTAGAATTAATTTATAACGGAGGCAGTTTAGTTCAGGCTTCTACACGGGGCGATGGGTTTATTGGTGAAGATATTACTCATAATGCAAAGACATTTAAAAATATCCCATTGTCGATTCCATATCAGGGCTTTTTACGTGTAGTTGGTGAAGCGATCATTCATAAACAAGATTTCCAAGCTATTAATGCCAATCTTCCTCTTAGTGAAAAGCCATATGCAAATGCTCGTAATCTGGTTTCAGGTTCCGTTCGACAACTGGATAATAAGATTTGCTCCAAACGAAATGTACATTTCATGCTTTGGGATGTTTTAGAAGGTCTGGATAATGAGTGTACCAGTTACCGATATGAAAAGCTGATATATTGTGCAGCTATGGGCTTTGCAAGTCCTAATATGATTGTTTACAAAACTGTGCCTGAGAATCAGCAGCTTGAAGAAGATATTGATACTTTGAAGCAAGAAGCAATCAAAATGGGAATTCCTATTGATGGACTTGTTGTAAAGTATGATAGTATCGAATATTCGCAGCAAAAAGGAGGCACATCACATCATAACAATGATGGCATTGCTTTCAAGTTTGAGGACGAGAGAGAGCAAACTATTCTTCGGGATATTGAATGGTCACTTGGTAGAACAGGCCAGCTTACCCCTGTTGCGATCTTTGATCCTGTAGAACTGGAAGGTACAGTGATTGCAAGAGCCAGCGTACATAACCTAAGTTATCTTAGAGACTTTGATCTGAACATTGGCGATGAGATTGAAGTATATAAGGCCAATATGATTATACCTCAAATTTTCAAGAACCTATCTGCTCAGAAGCGAATTGAAAAATTAGGTGTGCAGCATCCCCAAATTTGTCCCTGTTGTGGTCAGCCAGTTAATGTTGAACACGTCAACAATACCGATACAGTTTATTGTATCAATCCGCATTGTGATGGTAAGAAACTTAGTGCGTTTGAGCATTTTGTAAGTAAACCAGCAATGAATATTGATGGTTTGTCTGAAGCAACGTTAAGTCGTTTCATTGAACGTGGATGGCTTAATACGTTCGCAAATATTTACCACTTAGATCAACATAAGGCAAGTATTGTAAAGATGGATGGATTTGGTACTGCTTCTTATAACAAGTTATGGAATGCCATTGAAAATTCTAAGAAAGTTACTTTTGACAAATTCCTTGTTGCGCTTGGTATTCCGAACATTGGTAAAACAGCAGCTAAATCTATTTCACAGTATTGTCAGGGCGATGTTGGGCAATTTGAATACTTACTTAATCAAGATTTTGACTGGACAACGCTCGATGATTTTGGTCAGGTAATGTCTGATAGCATTAAGCAATGGTTCAAAGATACCATCAATACAACAACATATATCAATTTGCTTAATGTTATTCAAATCCAAAAGTCTGAGATGAAAGAAATTCAGGATTCTTCCTTTGCTAATAAAGTAGTGGTTGTCACGGGTACGCTCCAGCACTTCACACATGATTCAATTACTGCAAAGTTGGAAGAACTTGGTGCAAAAGTTTCTGGATCGGTTTCAAAAAAGACTGATTATCTGATTGCTGGTGAAAAAGCTGGATCAAAATTAGCAAAAGCACAGCAGTTTGGAGTGAAAATTCTAACAGAGGATGATTTTGTAAATATGATTTCGGATTAAAATTGAAACGGGACGTGCATCAACACGTCCCATCCCAAATCATTCTTCAGTTTTCGCCGCTTTCTTGCTGATTGCCTTATCAAGCAGAGCATCAATTTCTTCATCCGTCAACCCTGCTTCTCTGGCTTTAGTAATAAGCATCTTTGTTTTAGCAGCCTTAGAAGTACGAGGCTTGGGATTCAGAATAGCCGCTTTCTTTGCCTCCAGCTTTTGAATTGCTTCTTTATGAGATTTGATCTTTTCGTCAATTTCGGAAACTCGTTCTTCAGCAGAACGGCGAACAAGTTTTCTTTTCTCCGCAGTTTCAGCCATAGATATTCAACTCCTTTGCTTAATTTGGCAAAGTTATTATAACACATAGAATTCTCATTGTAAACATGAAAGGTGAAATTAAATGGGAGATTATATTTATATGAACAAGGACTTGATTAAAATGCAGTCTCGTCCGTTCAATACAAAACTCCAAGTGACAACTGCAAAGTTCCTTGAGTTTTGCCAAAAGACTGAATATAATGTTTCCCTCTCATTTTCGGGGGGGGCAGATAGTTCAGTTTTGTTAGATATGTTTGCAAAGTTTTGGTCATTACATCGTGATCAGCATGATAATAAACCATTGACTGTTATTTATGCTAATACCAGTAATGAGTTTGCATCTATGCCAAAACACGTTAAATTCTTTTGTGAATATATTGAACAGAAATATAATATAACGATTGATTTACATATTGTACGAAGCAAAACTACTTTCTTTGATGTGGTTAAAACAGAGGGGTATCCTGTAGCCAGTAAAAAAATTGCTCGTATGATCCGTGATGTTAGGGACTATTTTGCAGAACACGATATTAAATATTCTGATATTGAACCTCATTTAGATCAGGGCGTATCAACTGCCAACTATTTAAGAGAATTACAATTCCCTGCAACTATCATTTTGCGATTGTCTGGATATACAAGAGAAAATCGCATATGTAAAACATGGTCTATTCCTAAAAAATGGAGATTTTTAATTGAGGCTCCATTTCCGATAAGCGAACATTGTTGTGATATTTTGAAAAAGCAGCCTATTAAGTTAGTGCAGAAAGAAGTTCAGGCCAATCCAATCTACGGTACTTTAGCAGAGGATAGTCAAATGCGTAAAGATGCTTATTTGAAAACTGGATGCAATGCCTTTAAGGATGGACATGGTAAATCAACACCTATGGGATTTTGGACACGGCAGGATGTTCTTCGATACCTCTATGATTTTAATATTCCTATCGCCTCGCCCTATGGAAGTATTGCGAAACTGGATAATGGGCAGTTTGAATTTACAGGCGAACATAACACGGGTTGCAAATTATGTTTGTTTGGTTGTCATCTGGAACATGAGCCAAATAGGATTCAGCGATTGGCAACGATTGAACCAAACACATATAAGTTTGTAATGAAAAGTAGAGAAGAAGGAGGACTTGGTTATCGTGAAGTAATGGATTATTTAGGTATACCGTATGAAACGACAGACAACAAATAATAAGAAAGGAAATTAGAAATGAATCGTAAGCAAAAGCAAAATGAGCAGAAGCCAAAAGGAGAAAACAAAAAGTGCTGCATGGAATGCGGATCGTCCAGTGGTACACTACACAAGATTAAGAAACCTAATGGTAAGAAGGGTTATCTTTGCGGATTCTGCTTCGATGCTTACAGAGAACATGGCAATTAACTTTGGCAAAATAACGATATAATCAATAACAAGGAGGAATTACATGAAGATTATTTCACCCAGCTTTGAAATTATTACCCTCATTGATAGTACAGAAATTCTAAAGACGATTGAGAAAGTCGGACGCACTTGTTATAAGAGCGAAGATAAGATTACAGAAGATTCATGTCGTGGTTTTGTACAGCGAATTATCAAGAGCGGTCATGAGGCTGTAATTGAACATTACAATGTGACAGTTCGGCTTACCAATGATCGTGGTGTATCTCATGAAGAAGTTCGTCATCGTATTGCCAGCTTTGCACAGGAGTCTACCCGTTACTGCAACTATAGCAAGGATAAGTTCGGTAACGAGATTACATATATCGACATTAAGGGCGGTATGGAACTCGATCCCAAGGTTAGCCAGCTTGACGCAAAAACATTTACCGCAATTTATGACGAGTGGATTCAGGCTTGTATTGATGCAGAAAAGCATTATAACCGAATGATTGAACTTGGTGCTACGCCGCAGATCGCACGTTCTGTCCTTAACAATTCTACCAAGACTGAAATCTGTATCACAATGAATCTTCGTGAGTGGCGACATTTCTTCCGTCTGCGCACTTCTCCCGCAGCACATCCGCAAATGAGAGAAATTGCAATTCAGCTTTTGAAGGCATTTAAGATGATGATTCCTGTTGTTTTCGATGACATTTATCAGGAGTATTTGGAGAGTGCCAAGAAGGACTAATAGAATTATTGATTGTGGTGATTACTGTAAAGTTGAACTGTATTATCCACATTCAAGTTCTGTTTGTGACTATGCACTAATTTCAAAATCTGATTTAACTCTTGTAAGACAAATCTATTGGCGTAAGACGGAGTATGGATATGCCAGAGGCAAAAATCCATTGACACGAAAAGATATATTACTTCACAAGTACATAACACAAACATCAAAAGAAACAGTAATTGACCATATTAATCGAAACAAATTGGATTGCAGACGTGAAAATATGCGCATTGCTGATAGCCAGATCAATTCTTTAAATCGCAATGCGCCATGCAATTCCACCACTGGATATAAAGGTGTTTCGTTTGATTATAGAACAGGAAAGTTTAAAGCCTATGTAAAAGTCGATAGAAAACAGATTAATCTTGGCCTCTTTGATACTGCTGAATTAGCATATCAAGAAAGAACTATTTATGAACAACTTCTCATGAGTATCATGACAAGAAAATGTAAGGGGGTTTGATATGAAAGTAATTTGTATTTCCGGGAAAGCACGTCATGGCAAAGATACTTTGGCTGGCGTTTTGAAAAAGCATCTGGAGGATCATGGGAACCGTGTATTAGTCACTCACTTTGGCGATCTGGTTAAATATATCTGCGAAAAATTTTTTGATTGGGATGGACAGAAAGATGAAAAGGGCAGAACACTTCTTCAGTATGTTGGTACAGATGTTGTACGAACACAGGAGCCTAACTTCTGGACAGATTTCATCAAGAAGGTTTTGACACTGTTTCCTGATGAATGGGATTATGTTCTGATTCCCGATTGCCGTTTTCCCAATGAAATTGAATGTTTTAAGGATGGTAATTTTGATGCACACCTTGTAAGAATTACCCGCCCGAATTGTGATTCTGGTCTTACAGAGCAGCAGTTAAATCATCCTTCTGAAACAGCAATGGATAATTACCATGCAGATTACTATATCATTAATGATTCTACATTGGACAATCTTGAAGCACAGATTCCAGAGATTCTAAAAGCTATCGGAGGTTAAAATGTCAGATAAAAAGATTGTTCTGTGTGATGCAGATGATACCATTGAAAATCTGTGTGAAACATGGGTGAATTATCTGAATTGCCGATATGGAACAAAAGTAGCTGCTGATGATGTTGTCGATTGGGATGTAAGTAAATTTTTCCCTGAATTGACTAAGGATCAAGTCTATGCTCCTATATATGATAAGGAATTTTGGAAACTCATTCTTCCAATCAAGGGATGTTATAAAGTCCTTAGTGAAATCAATAAAAAGCATGATTTGTATATTGTAACAGCTACGAATTATCAAACTTGCGATACAAAAGTTGAACGTATTATTGTCGATCTGTTTCCGTTTCTTCAGTGGTCACAATTCATTATTGCTTCTAAAAAGCAACTTGTGTACGGTGACTATTTGATTGACGATGGAGTACATAATTTTGATGGCGGTCACTATAAGGGAATTCTATTTGATCGCCCACATAATCGCTTATTTGATGCAAAAGCTGCTGGCCTAACCCGTGTTCATACATGGGATGAAATTGGCAATATCTTATTGTAATAAAGGAGTAATTCAATGGTTGTAATTAAACGTGATGGCAGAGAAGTTGAGTTTGATAAAAGAAAAATCAGCAATGCAGTTTTGAAAGCAATTATTGAGGTAGATGGTGAAAGCACACTTGATACAGAAAGAATTGCTTACGATATTGCAGATCGTATTGAAGAAAAGAGTAAAGATGCTGCTTTGACTGTTGAGCAAATTCAGGATATGGTCGAGGTTCAGCTTATGCTTAGTTATCGTAAAGATATTGCAAAAGCATATATCTTGTATCGTAATGAAAGAACCAAAATCCGTGATAGAAATAGTAATCTTGTTAAGAATATTATGGTAAGGGCTGATTCAAAAGTCAATTATCGGTCTAATGCAAATGTTGATGAATCGTCATTCTCTGGACGTGAAAAAGAGGCTTCTGCCGATATTGGTAAGATGATTGCGCTGGATTTTGATGGTCTTTCTCATGATGTTGCCGAAGCACATAAGTCAATGCTGGTATATCAGCATGATCTTGAAAAGGCTATTTACGGTATTCATAACTGTCTTAATCTCAATTTCCAAGAGATTTTTAACTATGGTTTCCGTACACGTAATGGTGATGTAAGACCGCCTTCCTCTTTTAGTACAGCTTGTCAGTTGGTTGCGGTTGCTTTTCAGTGTCAAAGTCAAGTGCAGTTTGGCGGTGTCGGTAGCATTCATCTGGACTATGATCTTGCTCCGTTTGTTACTAAGAGTTTCGTAAAGAAATATATCTTTGCACTGATTAAAGCCAGTGACGAGTTCTCTGATACAGATTTTGTAAATCTGAATGAGGAACAGTTGGATGCTTTTATTGATGAAATGACACCTATTATGCTGGAGCGTAATAGTCTGTCCAGAGAAGATATTTTCCTTGATAATAAAGCCAATCTCGACAAGAGAATGTATAATCAAGCCTATTTTGACTTGATGTGTGAAGGTAAACAAGCGGCTCAAGGTCTGTATCATAATCTTAATACACTTGAATCTCGACAGGGTTCACAAGTTCCATTTACAAGTATCAATCTCGGTAGAGATACCAGTACAGAAGGTAGACTTGTTACAAAGTGGATTATGGAGGCCAGCATTGACGGTATTGGGCAACATCATCTTACAAGTATTTTCCCCATTAGCATTTTCCAGTATAAGGTAGGGGTTAATGCAAATCCGTCCGATCCCAACTATGATTTGAAGCAATATGCTCTTAGGTCGATGAGTAAGCGTATTTATCCTAATTGGTGCAATGGAAATTGGTCACAGGCACACGAAGATGAAAATAATCCAGATACGTTCTTTGCGACTATGGGATGCCGAACCTTAATTGGATATGACCGTCATGGGCTTGGATATATTCGACAGGGACGTGGTAACAATGTTCCCAATACAATTATCCTTCCGAAGCTGGGTATCGAATTTGGTATTTGTCTTGGTAGGCGTGATAAACCTGATCTGGATGGATTCTGGAAGGCTTTTGAGGAAACTTTGCAGTTGACAGAGCGTGGGCTTCTGGAGCGATTTGAAATCATGGTACGGCAATCTCCTAAGTCAGCACCATTCATGTATCAAAACAATACTATTCAGGATGCAAGAAACTGTGAAGAGAATGTGTTTAATGCGCTGAAACATAATACATTGGCGATTGGCTATCTTGGTATTGCCGAAATGTGTCAGGCCCTTTTTGGTAAGAATCATGTTCATGATGAAAATGTTCATGCCTTTGCTTTGTCTGTTGTCAAGCGCATTAATGAGTATGCTGCTGAAGCGTCCGAACGTAACAATTTGAATTTCTCTTGCTATGCCACTCCAGCAGAAGGACTTTGCCGTACCGCATTGATGGGGCTTCGTGAGCAGTATGGTGTTATTGAAAACGTTACCTCCCATGAGTATTTGACAAATTCACATCATGTTCCTGTTTGGGAAAAGGTTTCTATTCAGGATAAGTTACGGTGTGAGGCTCCTTTCTGTAAATACCCTACTGGCGGTTGTATTACATACGTTGAACTTGATAGCACATTTGTAAAGAATACTAAGGCAGTAGAGGACATTATTGATTATGCCTTTAAGGATTTGGATATTCCATATCTGGCATTTAACTTCCCGATTGATAGCTGCTTAGATTGTGGGTATCAGGGTGAATTTAATGATGCCTGTCCTCAGTGTGGAAGTCAGAACATCCAGCAGCTTCGCCGTGTGACTGGCTATCTGACAACAGACTATCGTAATTTTAACGATGGTAAGCAGCGGGAAGTGCTTGATCGTGAACAGCATAGTAAATATACTCCACAAATCAATCAAGGATCAGATGAGTCTTAATTGGCGATACGCTGGTATTGAATATGATGATATAGCAAATGGTATTGGCCTTGGGGCAGTTTTCTTCACACAGGGCTGTCCCCACCAATGCCCCGAATGCCATAATCCTCAAACGTGGAGTAGGGATGGTGGAGAACAGTTTACGGATGCTGTATTAGATCAGCTTTTGCAATACTATTATGATATTCCATATGCCAGTAGATTAACCCTTTCAGGCGGCGATCCTTTAGCAAGTCCTGAATTAACCTATAGTATCATTTTCAAATTTAAAACTATTTTCCCACACAAAAAGGTTTGGTTATATACAGGTTATCTTTTTGAGGATTTTGCCTTTAATACTTCAGCAACAGAAATAGATTCTTTAATTCAAAAGATTATTCGGTTGTGCGATGTAGTTGTTGATGGCGAATTTGAAATTGATAAGCGTGACATAACTTTACAATTTATGGGTTCCAGTAATCAAAGGATTATTGATGTGCAGAAATCTTTAAAAGAAAAGCAAACGGTTCTATGGAAGGAGAATTGATATGATGTTGAAAGATTTGCATTCTAAACCATTGTCAGAAATTATTGAACAAATGGATATGGTTGATTTAAAAGTACATTCCGACAACAACGGTGTAATCAATAGCATCGAAATTAAGTATGCAGCACAGCAAAAGGTAGATAAAGAAACTACTTGGAGGAAATAATGAGAGTAGCTATTATTGATGCAGACTTAATAGGACGCAAAAAGCATAGATTTCCAAATCTTGCTTGTATGAAACTTTCTGCATACCATAAAATCGGGGGGGGCAGACGTTTTTCTAAAAACAGATTATGACAATCTTGAATCATTTGACAAAGTTTTCATTTCTAAAGTTTTTACTGATACACCTATTGATGATAAAATCTTACATCTTGAAAATGTTCAATATGGTGGAACAGGATTCTTTTATGACTTGGCTCCAAAACTTCTTGATGAGATTGAGCATATATTCCCTGATTATCATTTATATGATGATTGGGTAAACAAGCAAATTGAAAACGGTATAAAGCCAATAAAGTTGAAGTATTATACAGACTATTCTATAGGTTTTATGACCAGAGGATGCTTTAGGCAATGCCAGTTCTGTGTAAATCGAAATTATAAAAAAGTATCTGTACATAGTCCACTTATAGAATTTTATGATCCAACAAGACCAAAAATTTGTTTGCTTGATGATAATTTCCTTGGGTTTTCATGTTGGAAAGAATTGCTTTTAGAATTACAGTCTACTAACAAACCATTTCAATTTGATCAAGGATTAGATGAAAGGCTTTTAACACAAGAGAAATGCGAAGTACTTTTCAAGAGCAAATACGATGGTGATTATAAATTTGCCTTTGATAATGTTGCAGATGCAGAAGTAATTGAAAGAAAGCTAAAATTAATTAGAGAATATACAAACAAAAGTATAAAATTCTATGTGTTTTGCGGCTTTGATCGTAATGATATTTGGGATGATTCTTTTTGGAGACAGGATATATTAGATATAATGACTCGTATTGAAATTTTGATGAAATATCATGCGTTGCCATATATCATGCGTTTTATAAAATACAAAGAAAGTCCATATGAAAAATTGTATACTGAAATCGCTCGTTGGTGCAATCAGCCAGCATTTATCAAAAAGAAAAGTTTTCATGAATTTGCTCAAATACGTGAAGGAAGTATTAATTGGCGAACAATGCTAAAAGCTGAATCTGAAATTGAAGGACTTACAAAATATTTTGAAATGAAATGGGAGGGTAACTAATGCTTGTTGTAAATCTTTTTGGTGCGCCCGGAGCAGGGAAGTCTACTGGTGCAGCGTATATCTTTTCTCGCCTGAAACTTGCTGGCATTAATGCAGAACTGGTTACTGAATTTGCCAAGGATAAGGTATGGGAGGAAAGCAAGGCAGTATTCCAAAATCAAGCATATATTTTCGGAAAGCAGTATTTCCGTATCAGTAGGGTACAGGACAAGGTAGATGTGGTTATTACCGATTCACCGATTTTGCTGTCGCCGTTCTATACCGATGACCCTGTGCTTGGCGATGAGTTTGATAAGCTGGTCACAAAGGTATTTAACTCTTATGATTCCTTTAACGCATTTATCAACCGTGTAAAGCCTTATAATGTTGCTGGCAGATTCCAGACAGAGCAGGAGAGTGATGAACTGGCTAAGAAGCTGCTGGCTTTCGTTACGGCACATGGCGTTACTTGTAGGTATTATGATGGTGATGTAAGGAGTTATGATGTACTTGTTGCTGATATTCTTGAAAGACTTAGATGCCCCGGAAGGAGTTTCGGGACTGTTTAACATTCAAATAACGATTTAATCAATAAAAGGAGTTGCTATGAGAACAAATAAAAAGAACCCGTGTGAAGGTTGCCACTACTGGAGATACTTGTATCCTTGTAATGCTTGTCACTATATGTATGTTACTGGACATAGCCGTGGTTGTGAAGCTGGGGCAAATTGTACTCGTAGAAAACCAATGAATAAAGAAGAAATGAAAAAAGAAATTCCAGCACTTTTGAAGATGGGAGATTACGATGGAATTTATTGATTGTAAAGCAATAGCAGACAAATGGAAAGGCGAAATAAGAGCCACTGGTGTAAATGCTTGTTTGTATGTAATTTCGGCTGGTGATGATCCTGCGTCAGCCGTATACATCAAAGGCAAATTAAAAGATGCTGAAGATATTGGATTCAAATGCGTACATAAACATATCGAGGCAAATAATCGAGATCAGCTTCTTATGAAACTAATTCATTTACTTGATGAATTACGGTACAGTATGAGCGTTGATGGTGTCATTGTTCAACTGCCATTACCATTTAATATAACATTCAATGATATTAAATCTTATCTTGCTGAAGAAAAAGATGTAGATGGTTTCTTGGCAGATTCTCCGTTTGATCCATGCACACCAGATGGGATAGTACAAATGCTGAAAGAAATCAATGTTGATATTGATGGCAAACTTTGTGTTATTGCTGGTAGGAGTAGTATTGTAGGCAAGCCATTGGCAGAGATGATGACACGTGAAAATGCAACAGTGGTTCTTTGTCATTCTCATACTCCAGCAGCCCTTTTGGATCAACTTGCACATGATGCAGATATTTTCGTAAGTGCTGTTGGTCAGAAAGACTTTATTGACAGCAGCAAATTTAAGGATGGGGCAGTTGTAATTGATGTTGGTATCAATCGAACTGAGCAGGGGATTTGTGGCGACATAACTATCAATCCAAATTCCAATAACATTCTTATTACACCAGTCCCCGGAGGGGTTGGCCTACTGACACGTGCAATGCTTATGAAACATTTGTTGGTGGCCTATCAAAAATATCATATTTGGAGGCAGACACGATGAATAAATTTGAACTTATTTCTAAGACAGAATATGACAAAGTAGTTGCTGAAGAATTTAATGCCAAAAACGGTGTGCTTGGATTTCAGTCCTATGACCAGCTTCAGGTTCCTAAGAGGGCTACAAAGGGGAGTGCTGGATATGATTTTATTTCCCCTATCTCATTCAAGCTGAAGCCGGGGCAGACAATTAAAGTTCCCACCTGTGTAAAGTGCTGCCTTAGTCTTGGTAATGTCCTTATGCTGTTTCCCCGTAGCAGCTATGGATTCAAGTACAGGATGCAGCTTGACAACACTGTTGGCATTGTGGATCAGGACTACTACAACAATGAGAGTAATGAAGGGCATATCTTCATTAAAGTCACCAATGATAGTAAGTCTTGCAAGACATTGGAGGTTAAGGCAGGGGACGCTTTTGCTCAAGGAATTATCATGGCACACACAATTACAGATGATGATAATGTAGTTGCTACACGCACTGGCGGCATTGGAAGTACATCAAATAACTAATTGAGGTTTTTATGAAATTTATCAAGAATTTACCGTGGGGCGCAATTACAGCTTTCATAATTGTTCCCGTCATTGGAATTTGCTTGATATGTTGGCATACGGCATGGGAACATGACTATTTTGGTGATGGCTCATGCCATGCTTGCCAAACTGGGCATTATGAACTGTTTGATATTGAGCATACAAGAAACGGTTGCGATTTTTATTATTATCGTTGTAATGAATGCCATGATATTGAAAGATATGAAAGCTATCAGGGAGGATGACAGATGACAAAAGGATCTTTTATCTACATAACCGAACTATATTCATCCAACTGCTTATTTGAAGCGATTAAGGCCAAAATAAAAAATCCATCCAGTGTTACTATTTATTTTTGCAAACCAAGAATTACAGAAAACGGTAATTTCCAATGGTTACATTTTATGTGGGCAGATCAAAACTACAGTTACGATTTTTCAGATAATGAAGAAACTGAATTGCCGTGGTATCGTACATTCTGGTACAAAGGACGTATTAGGCAATTCAAAAAATGTTTTGCAAAACGATACTCTGATTATCGAAACAAAAGGAGATAACCATATGAAAATGAAACACAAATTTTATATATGGCTTTTCTGCATTGTAATCGTTATTAATGTTTGTTGGCAATTACTTGAACTGTTAATTTATGGCGAAATTCAGCCAAGAATTGTTGATAACATTGTTGGTTTACTTTGGACTGAAGCAATCTGTTTTGCATATAAGTTCAAAGAACTTGAATTAAAGCGAATGCTGAAGAAATACAACAAAGTTCAAATTAATGCGACATGGTGGTTAAGAAAACCGATTCCTCCAGAAATGTATACTGGTTATGCAAGTGATCGTATTTGGTTGCAATCTGAATATGAACTTGGGAATAAAGGAGGATTTACCGAAACATGAGTGATAATAAGAATGGTTTGTGTGGTGTATATAAACCTACAGGTATTATTTCTGCATCATCAAATATAGTTGAAATTATTGGCGGTGCTGGCCTTGAATTTGCATTCAAAGACTTAAACATGGATGCTAAATGTACATATAAAAGTGAACAACTTCCATTTCATGTAGAAGTATGGGAAGTTTCAGCCAATGATTTTAAAACGCTTTGTGATTATCCCGATGAAGAATGGAAAGACGTATGGGGTTGGTGGCGGCAAGGTCATTGTGTATATCATGGCAATATTTATAACGACTATATTGTAAATGGTAAAATGATGTATGGATATGAACCAGCAGAATGTGAAGATTATGAGCAGCAACCATATGACAGTTTTTATAATTATTTTCGTCATGTTCACAATTTAAGTACATTCTATAATTTCTGCTATTTTGCAATTAGCCTCGCCGATGATAACAGGATGAAAGTTTCTGAATTTCTCAAAGAATATCAACCTTGATTGGAGGTGTAAATGGAAACGAATGAATTTGTTGCAAAAATTCCATTTTGGGAAAAATATACTTTGTCAATAGAAGAAGCCGCTCAATATTTCAGAATCGGAAGAGACAAATTGAAAAAGATTATTAGCGAGAATCCAGACGCAGACTTTATTTTATGGAATGGAACTCGTTCACAAATCAAACGTAAGAAATTTGAAAACTACATTGATAAGCTAAATGTAATTTAAGAGTTGCTTCAGGACTTCCGATGTGGTATAATTAAGCATCGGAAGTCTTTCGCATTTTGGAAATAGAAAGGAGTGTAAAATGTCCGAAAAGCGAAAAGACAACAAAGGCCGAATTTTGCGAAACGGCGAAACACAACGCTCCGATGGAATGTATATGTATCGCTATAATGACGCTGGTGGTGTACGGCGAACAATTTATAGCTGGCGACTTGTTGAGACAGATAAAATTCCTCCACGCAAAAAATCATGTGAACCATTAAGAGAACTTGAAAAGCAATTAGAACGTGACACAGACGATGGTATACAATCTTTCGTTGCTGCAAAGAAAACTGTAAATGACTTTTATGAAAAGTATATGGGCATGAAGAAAGAATTAAAACCGTCAACACGATCTACCTATGCCAGTACGTACAACAAATATGTGAAAGATAAATTAGGCATAAGAACTATTGGATCAGTCAAATACAGTGATATTAAGAAATTCTATTTGTCAATGTACTATGATGATGACCTAAAGCCTAATACAATTCATGCCGTCAATACGATCCTGCATCCAATTTTTACTCTTGCTGTACGTGATGGCTATATTAGATCAAACCCGGCCTACCAAGTATATGCTGAATTGAAAAAGCAAAATGCTTGGGGTCAAGAGAAACGTCATGCTCTTACAGAGCAACAACAATCAGCTTTTGTTGAATACATTCGCAATTCACCCAAGTATCGTAAATGGCTTAATATGTTTACTTTGTTCTTGGGTACTGGTTGCCGGGTAGGTGAAATCCTTGGTTTACGGTGGGAAGATTGTGACTTTACAGAAAACATCATTTCCATCAATCATAATCTGGTTTACTGCAAAGCTGATAACGACAAAAAGTTTAGGTATTACATTTCCACACCTAAAACTAAAGCCGGGGAACGTGTCATTCCAATGTTAAAGGAAGTTCGCAGAGCATTGATGGAGGAACGGATTACTCAAATGCAAACTGGGTTTAACCAAACTGTTATTGATGGTTATTCTGGATTCATTTTTCAAAACAGAAATGGTGGTATGCGTAAGCCGACTGAAATCAACAAAGTCATCAACAGGATCATCGCTGATTACAATGCTGAAGAAACCAATCAAGCCAAAAAAGAAAAGCGAGAACCTATTCTGCTCCCGCATTTTTCTGTCCATAATTTACGGCACACTTTCTGTACCAGATTTTGTGAGAATGAAACTAACCTCAAGATCATTCAAGAAATCATGGGACACGCTAATATATCTACTACAATGGACATTTATAATGAAGCTACACAGGAGCAAAAGAAAGCCAGTTTTGCTAATCTGGAGGGCAAGATTATGATTGGTTAACACAGCAAAATCCTACACCAAATTATACACCAGTTCGTCAGATATATTTAGTTGCTTTTAGTAACTTTTAGGTAGAAGCAAAAAGAAAAGCTGCTGAATCAGCAACTTATAGCAACAAATAGTTAGATATAGGAAAAAGTTATTTAATCTTCAAGATAGAGGAACACTTTTTGGGAATGTGGTCAAAAAATGTATACAATGCAGCAGAACGAGCGAAAAGCGCAATAATATCGTCAAAAAGTTCAAATACTCTGCATCGTACTTTGAACTTTACACCAAGTTTACACCAAATGAAAAAGACTTCCGATGTGGTTTTCAAATTTCTTACGAACCGTAAAAAATAGGGGTATAGGTGTTAAACCTATACCCCCTAAATTAATTTTATCTACACTTATACCTCTTGAATTTCATTGTGGTTTTCCATCCACTCTTTATATGACCGTTTAATATTGGCGATTGCTAATACAGCACGATTGTTTTCATATTCAGGATGTTCCTTACAATGATTTTCATAATAGTCGATTGCTGTAATTGCCTCAATATAATCTTCCATAGTATGTGGTAAATCACGAAGAAGCTCACGATTAAAGCGCAGAATTTGTGTGCGGCGAAGATCAGCAGTACGTTTATCATCGGTATAAATATGTTCATCAAGTCGTTTTCTTGTTTCTGCTTGAGCTGTTTCCATTTTATCTAATTTATCTATTACATCTTTATTGATGATTTTCCCTAATGCCCGTCCAAGCGATGACCAGGGATTAAGTTTAATTTTAGACACTTCTAAGAATGTTGAGAGAATAGCAACGACAATAACACAATAGCTGACCAGTTGCCCAAGTTGAATATCTGCAACTTTTTCTAACATTGGATCACCTGCCTTTCTCTAATCTTTCTCATTCAGAGTCCGTAGAAATTTCAGTGCTAACTTCTGGAGCAGCTACTTGGTTTGCATCGTAAATAGTAGTGCTTTTTACGATAGTTACACCACTACCCTCAACGACCTCAATGGCATCCTGAACATTTTCGATTGCATTTTTAATACTTTCAGCATCAATCTTGCCCTCAGTAACAATATAAGTAACAACAGACATAACAGACACAACAGCACCAGCGACAGTGCTAATGACGGTTTCATCTAATCCAAAAACCATTGCTAAACCAGCCACAACACCCGCTACAGCAGCCCATAATTTACGACTCGACAACTTACGTACCATGTTATTCATAATCAACCTCCTTAAATTTGTGGACTTTCTTCAAAGTCATTCTCTACAAAACCAGCAGCTTCAGCAGCGGCAAATTTAATTCCTACACCGTTAGCACCTGTGTTTTCGTGTTCACTCTTACGTACAATACTGTTCAATACAATACTTGCCGCTGTACCCATTGGAGCAAATACAGCAGTATAACACGCCAAAGCACCCATGTACTGATACTCAATACTTTTTAACGCAAGATAAAACCCACCCACAAGACCAGCACATAAAAATGCCATAATCAAAAGGGCGAGTAGGTTTGTAAATCCGATATGAAATCTTTTTTTGCGTCTACGTTTGGTTTTCTTTTTTCCCCGCTCTACCCTAATGATCATAATTTACACCTTACCAATCATTTTAGCAAAGCGATAGAACAATGCCGCTGCCTGTTCACGTGTCAACTGATCTGCCCACATATAGTTAGGTGTGCCGTCAGACAATGTACCACCGCCAGCAATTAATCCACAGCTAATTGCCCAATCACGTGCTTCTTGACTCCACGTACCGCAATCATTATCTTGCAATTCCTTACGCTGTTCTGCCATAACATTTTTACAAATTTCCTTAACCTGTGCTTCAGTCATATCATCATCCTCCATTTCATTTGTTGTTTGTTGATCAAGTAGAGCAGCTACATCATTACGAACGTCATTCATTGTTTTACCGAACTTCGGGAACCAATGTAATACGTCACCATGATTAGAACCTAACCCAAGCTGATAACTGTCTTGATGACACAAAATTGTTGGTACATTGATTTTCCCATACTTAACAGTTCCATGCGGATTAATGTTAAACATTTTACAAAGATAAGCTGTAATTTCACACGCTTCTTTATAAACCTTATTAAAATAGTCCCGGTCATTCAAAGCATCTTCACAAATTTCAAACTGAATCCAATTATCGTTACAAGAACCATACTGTCCACTGGCACAGCCCCAAGGCCGATAGTTCCAAGGCATTGTTTGAATCGTAGTCACTGATCCATCGGCAAGTTTACCAATCCAACAATTCAACCCGGCCTGTATAGATACATGATTCCAGTCATTTCCGTTAGTGTTCTTTCCAAGTAACTGCATTAACTGAGCATAGTTCGGATCATCAGCACTTGGTTGAACATATCGCCGCAGATTAGGATTATTGGCTCCTGTACTATGCCACAGAACTCCCTTTACTTCCATAATTCTTGTCTGTTTATAACAAGTGCTATTTGTCATCATACATTGGAGTGGTTTATTCTTTTCCGAGTATTTCATCAAACTCCCTCCTTGTCTTGTAGTTATAACATATTCGTCATAGTAATTCTGACTATATGCAGCACGTTTAGTCTGAACTTCTTCACTTTGATTTGCTGGTCTTTCATAATTCAACAACATTGCATTAGAAGCCTGTAACACAGAAGTTGCAGTTTTTAAAACATTTAATACAGCAGGATAACTTGTACATAATTCTTGATAGAAGAATTCAAGTTGTGCTTCAGTATCACCAATAGATACCTTTCTTTCTTTTGCAAGATTTAAATAATTCTGTTTACGACTCCAATATGTCAACTGGAACAATCCATATCCTGCTCCATCGTGAACAAAATTCGTATATGTGCCGTTATCAACTGCATCAGTATATTGCTGATCCGTCATGCCAAATTTCTTTTCAAAGGTGTTTTGTAAATTCTTTGGATTCAAACCAGATTCAGCGAATATATTACCCAACACTCCAGCGATACCAAAATCATTTAAACCTTTACTTCTAAGAAAATTTATAATTTGCTCAATAATTGTTGCACCAATTAAAGCCATCACATCACCTCCAACTCAAATTAACTGATAATGTGGCCTTTCTTCACTAAAAAGCCAGTATCGCAAATAATCATCAACGATAATTGCTATAGCAGATAAAATAATCCAAGCAAAGAAAAATGGCAAACAAATCTGTCCCCAAAGATTAAACGGCATATTAGAATAATCCCATATATTCAGACCAAGTTTGAGGTTTAATACACAACCAGAAGCCAATTCCATGAACGTTACAAAACAGGCTCCAATAATTGATTGCTGAACAATTCCTAATGTCCAAGGAAAGTATTCGTTAATTGCTCCAATGCCAATAAAGCAGATACCACCGACAAAGAACATTGATATATGGCTATATCCACGCCAAAGTATTTCAATACAAAAATAGGTCATGCCACCGATTAACAGTAGCACGACCATCTTTAAAGCATTTTTATTTTTCATTTTGCACCTACCAACTTTGAAATGTATTGGAGATCGAATAAAGGCGCATTATAAAATTCATAGTTCCAAAGCCAATGATCGGCAAAATCAGAACGCTTATATTTTTGACATACAGGATCGGCCCAAACTTTGTCCCATCTTTCTTGATATGTAATATCATATTCTTTCCGCTCCAGACGCTTGATAATTGTTTGTGTTAAGCGGCCTCTCTCCAGCCCATTACCATCATCATTTTGCGAAAAATAGTCAAAAGCATCCTGACTTGCAACAAAGCAAATAATTCCTTTATCACAAACAATATGACTGTTTACAGCAATACACTCTGTTCCATAAGGAATGTTTACATTGCCACACTGAGCCAATTTCTTATATCGTTTTGTCACAACATATTTATTATAAATTTGCATTCACACAATCTCCTTTTATTTTTAGTCTTTAATGTTTACTGAACCACCAGAAAGTGTAGTAAGAATTTTCCGAATCTGTGCCTGTGCTGTTACAATATTTTCCTGCATTATAGCAGCCAAATCCTGCGGTAATTCCATACCATAAGTAATACCAGCCAAAGTTTCAACATCATCTGTCCGATTTACCAAAACACGAAGCATATTATTATATGTAGTGTGATATGTAATCATAGACTGAGCAGCAACATAAATTGCTACAATATCATTCTTAGTGTATGTAGTACACTCTTTACCATCAGCATGATACGGATATTCCTCTACACCAGCCATTACCGAATAAAACATATTAGTAATATTATTCTGGTCATAGCTATCCAAAGAAAAGTGTTCGGTAGTATCTCCGCTATTAGATGTTATTACATCAACACCAGCCTCGATTGCATTATTGCAGACATTACGAAGTTCATTTAATTTACCTGTTCGCAGCAAAGTCATAGTCTCATCTGTAACAGGATTTTCCTCTGTAGTAGGAAAGATGGTCAAATAATCAGCAACAGTAATTTTACAATTTGCCAGCAATTCATCAACCTGTTCCTTACACCACAAAGCAGGATAATATTTCTGAACCATTTCTAAAGCTGTCATATTTCATCCTCCCTTAAACCATATTTGCCATTAAACGCATATAGTCAAGTTCCGCAGTTCGTTCAACCTCACTATCCAGTTCAAAAACTGCAACTTGTTCGCAATCCTTATAGTTGTCCGAATTGATAATAGCATAAGTGATTCCACCAGCCACAATAGCTTCTGCTTCACTTTTTGGGCATTCAATACTGGTATTGGTTTCTGTTACTTTACGCACAAAAACTACCTTTTGAAATACGCCCACCAACTTCTCGCCAGACATTAACTTATACATCGTCATCCTCCTTATCATAAAAATTTTCACGAATTTCCCTTAATAAGTCAAACGCTTCAGCACTTTTACTTCTATTTTTCATGCGATAGTCCCAGCGATTAACCAAAGGAATAAACCCATTCATATAACGTTCATATTGTGTACGATCCAATTCTTCCATTTTGGCCTCATACTCTTTGGGAGATGTAAAGTAGAACCATCCAATCTCATAATTCCATCTTGCATCTAAAGTACATTTGAATTTCTTATCCCATTCAGCCAATTCATTCTCAAACAATTTAACAAAGTATAAATCCATACTATGTACTGTTTTATAACTATCACATCTTGCAGCGTGTGATCTCCATGATTGATAAGACGTAAATACATCTTCTGCGCTCATCTTACCATCATCAACCCAACCACGAAAAATCTTTAATTTACGCCGAATAGACTTAATACTATTTCGACTTAATTTGATAAGCACTTTTCCAGTAGGTTCTAATCGAACACGCATTTTCAAAAATTTGAAACTATGATTTTTGAATGGAGTTATTTTGCACTTCTTTTCATTTAGTTCAATTTTCATCTCATTAGAAAGTTCAACTAAAGTATCATGTAGTCCTCGCAAAAACTCCAAAGAATCACTTATTACATATCCATCATCCATATATCTTGCATAACCATGAACGCCAAGTTTATCTTTGATATAATGGTCAATCGGACTGGCGTAATCTAAAGCAATATTTTGTGATACTTGACTACCTAATCCAACGCCACAGGGATCATCTGGATCATGCTCCACACCGCCTAATTCAATAAAGTCATCAATTAATTGACAACCAATCTCTTGTAACTTAGGATCAAGGATATGCTTCTTTAAACGTTCTTTCGCTTTATCGTGTGGTATTGAAGCGAAATATCCATGAAAATCAAATTGATAAATTCCACCCTCCAGACCAAATAAACGATAATGATGATGTAAGAATTCAACAAGTCTTTTTAGAGTCATATCCATTCCCTTGCCGGGTAGACTTGCGCTATTATCGTAAATAAAACTTCTGGAATAGGCTTCTGTCATGATTTCATCACAATAACATTTTTGAACACTACGATCTTGAATAACCAAAGAATTAATATCACGCTCTTTACCATGTTCAACAGTTTTGAAATGTTTGAAACCACCTGATTCATATGTGCCATTGAGAACTCGTTCTTGCAAAGAATCAGTCTGCGTCAAAAGCACTGACTTGAAATTGATAGTAGAGGTTTTCCAGTTCACTCCTTCGCAGCAGCTTTCACCAGCGTCCCACATTTTATCAAATTCAAACACATCCTCAAATGCCTTGCCGCAGACCAACCTTGCTTTTTCTTCTCGTTCTCTTTTACGCTTTTCGTATCTTTTCTGTTTTCTTTCCTCGCTTGTCATATTGCCAAAGAACAAATCCTTTCCGTATAGCCTTATCATCCACTGGCGAATACGTCTACGCATCACAACCGTATCCGTTGGCAGTTTCCGATGCTGATTTACTAAGCTACGTAACTATGCACCTATGAAATTTAAGGGAGCAACGTGCCACGGATCATTAGCCGAAGCCAATTACCGCAAGAAGGAAACGGGATGCTACTTCCTTCCGACACACCGCTCAAATCAGCAAAATGTCAATAAACCATGCAAGCAGCGTCCAGATGCAAGTATCGAAAAAGTGTTTTAGGATGCCATCAGGCAGAGCCACGGCATACATCCTCCTTCTGAAATAACGGATATTGTTTTCACCAGTAAAGGCCAGTATTATTTCAAGCCATTAAGGGCTACTAAGTCTAATCCAAGTTTGTGTACTAAATTTGATGCACCACAAACAGCTTCAAGAATCCGGGGCGACCCCATTGGAATTGCCAGAGTTGTTGTTGTTCGGAGAACCGTCAGTGTTGACATTGCAGAAATTGTTCGTGTTGCCAGCATTGACAGAACGCAGCCACCAATTCGCAGGGGGTTTTATCAGGATGTAACCGTTGTCGGCAATTTATTTTTCAGAGTCATCTACATCAAAAATATCTTCTGATAAAACAACCTCACTTTCAATCGCAGTATCATTTATTTCATCCTTCTTCTTGGGTTTAGGTTTACCATCACGCTTGATGTACTCCCAAAGTTCTTGTTTAAGATAATCCAAGAACTCACAGAAGAATTTGAAATTAATAAGTTTACTCCAAGATTTCTTATTCTGATATTTTTTGTAACGTTTCTTATCAGATTCAATGATTCCTTTTACCAGAGCCGCTTCGTAATTCAAAAGCCTTGCCCATTCTTTAAAGATTCCAGAAGTTTTCTTTTTGTCCCCAAGAAAATTATTTCCTTTTAGCACCAACGAAAATGTCACAGTAAGCAAACCACTTAATGCAAAAATTGCGGATCGTGCTTTAGCGAAATATTCTTCTCGAAGATTAAATTCTGTTTCCATCATATTGTTATGAATATAGATGGAGTTAGCCCGTAATACATCCTCATGAATTTCCAACGCAAGCCGGGTAATATCGTTGGTCAGACAAAACCTGTAAGATTTTGGGAACTTCTTAACTTGTTCCAGCGTATATGTAGCTAATTGTTGTGCTACTCGAATGAATTCAGCTTTTGATTCATTGCGCTTAGAAGCGTAGACAGACATTGATGATCCTCCCATTTATCATATTTAGATTATTTGCCCCACATCTAAGCAGATATGAGATTGTTTTCTCAACCCGCCCTTTATGTTAGCAGATTAGTTTCTCATTGTCAAGGGCAAATTGAGAAAATTTTCTAAGTTAAGGGGGTAAACCGTTCATCCCCCTTATCTGTCCCGGCTTACGCCTTAGACAAGATAGGGGGATTCACTGATTAGCTTAAACACAGAAGGCCGGGGCGACCCCATAGGAACGGCCAGAGGTGTAGCTACTCGCCGCCCCAGAAGCGTTGACAAGGCAAAAAATGAGCGAGTTGCCAGCATACACAGAGCGCAGCCACCAAAACGCAGGGGATGTTGTAACACTATGGCGGTAGAACACTTTACTGTTCCCGGCTTTATAATAATCATATTGTAATTGTGAATTCTGTTCATACTGGCTGGCGTATGTTCTTACTCCCTGAACTTCAAATTCGGACAGCAACCATAAGTAGTCTGTTGTTGCAGTTATTGCACTTGCTGCGTTGGTAGTTCCACCAGTATTATCAGAATACTTTGTACAAGACTTCATGACAGCACGAAGATCACTTGGCAAAGCAGCCAAAAATGTATTTGCGGCTGGGCTTGTTGGGCTGTTAGCGGAACCTAACAAAGTCTTGCGCATATGGCTATTATTCCAGCCTCCAGAGTTTGTACTACTACTGGAGCCAGATGCAGGATTCATGGTAAAAGAACCCTGATTTGCATTATAACTACCATAAGTGCTATCAACAAAGCAAATCGGATTACCGCCATTACTGACTTTACCTATCTGGAAATGAATACGATTTGCGCCTTCTTTTGCACTATTATGATCAAAGCCCAAAATGAAAGCCCACACATTCATATTGATTGTAGTAGAACCAATAGTGCCATTAACAGCAATTTGCTTTGCATCACCAACATTCCAATAAGTTGAAGCCACACCAGCATCAGACACTTGCTTAATCTGCGCCCAAGTATAACTATTGAGTGCATTACCAGATGCAGGAATAAACTCAGCTTTGACAGTAATTGTCTTATTTGAAGGTGCATTATAATTAGTGCCAGCCGCAACTGCAACAGTAATTGTCGCCGTACCAGACTTCTTATTGACATGGCTAATAGTAATTACATTGCCACTGATAGAAACTGTAGCAACACTGGTATCACTGGACGTAACAGAAATTTTACCATCACCAGCACGTGTCACAGTCACGGTATCAGTTAATTTATCAGTATTCAGTGTCACAGTAGTTTTACTCAGGCTTAAACTGCCAGCCGCTTTACCGATTGTCCAAGAAACTTCCTTTGATCCAGTGCTGCCATCAGACCAGCAATAATCATCAGTTGGCGTAAATGTGGCTTTATATGTACCAGCGGCAGTCTGTTTGATAACGCCACCGATAGTCAACTGATCAGTATTATAATTGCTGAATGTAGGTGTAAGTTCTGCCCCTGTATAAGTTAATGTACTACTTTGAGCAGGAACCGCAGACAGCTTAGTTTTATTAGGAATTGCGGTAATCTGACCAGCCGTACTTGCGTTTACTGCACCTTCAGCAGAAATGGGGAATAGGGCAAAATAATAAGTAGTTCCGTTTGTGAGGCCAGTCACCTCCAGCGGACTACTTTTGTGTGCATTTCGAGTTGTACTATTCAAGGCCAGTGTGCCATCTTCAGGAGATGTA